CTTTGCTTCTGTGTCAAATTCGTATTTCTTAAATAAAGTTGCCATAATTATGTTGTTAGTGTTTCTAATTCTGCGTCTGTTAATGCTGTGTTGTAAAGTTTTAAATCTTTTATTTCTCCTTTAAATACAACACTTGAAACTTGTAAATCTAATTGGTTTAAAACATTACTCCCAAAAGTAGAACCATTTGTATCTACACCAATTTCAACCCCGTTAACCCATAAAGCAAAATCATTTGTTTTATATTTAAAAGCAAATTTAAAAATAGTATTACTTGATATAGAACCACCATTGATTTGTGCTTGTGTAACATTTCCAACCTTTACAAGTCCTCTTAATGAAGTTGAATTTATGTTCCATACTATAATTCTATTAGCGTTACCACCATCCGATAACTCAATATAACCTTGTTCGCTTGTATCAAGATAAGAACCTTCAAAGTATAAAACACCTTCTGATTGACCTATTGAGCTACTTGGTAAACTTGCAATCGTTGCATCAGCCAACCTCGTTACTGCACTTCCTTCTGTTGGTATGTAAGATGTAGCGTAGCTTCCTGCTTCTACTTGCGCACCCCATAAATATACAGTAGCAGTATCAGGAACATTACTAACACCATATCCATCTCTAAGACCTATTTGTATTGAACCACCTGTGTCAGTTTTCTCTATTCTTGTCCACTCTGTTGTTACATCGTAACCTACCCAAGTACCCGAATTTCTGACAACAATTCTTTGCTCACTATCCGATTTTATGTAAAAACTTGCTGTATTAGATTGTGATGTAAAAGATGCAGATAAAATACTAAGGTCAGATGTAGAAGAGCCTGAACCCTTGTCAAATACAATCTTATCAGCATTTTGTGTTCCATCAGGGCTTATAGTGTTGTCAGATGTAACTACGGGAGCAGTTCCTGTTCCGCTATTTTGTTTTGCCCAACTTGCATTAGTAAAATCCTCACTATAAGTAATTAAATTAGTCCTACTCGGTTCTAACAACAAATGCCCATCAGTATTATCTGTGTAGTCTATTCTTGCTTCTCCTTGCTTTGCTGTCTTTATAAGTCCATCGCTGTCTACATAAGTAGCTGTTGAGGCTCTTGTAAAGTCAAAAGGTAATGGTTTAAAGTTGTTGTTCTCGTCATTGTAAGCAAGTACAGAATCTTCTTTTGTTGCCCAATTACCGTTTCCGAATTTGAATGTATTTGCCATAGTTATCTTATTGTATATTCTTGTCCTGTTGCCATATCACTAAATGAATCCCAAGATGTTAATGCTTCTAATTCGCTGTCGGTAAGTGCTGTTTTGAATACTGATAGTTCTTTTGTTTTTCCGTAGAAGTCGGTAGTACCGCCATTATCAAAAGATAATTTATTTAAACCAACAGGCATATTTGCAGAAGCTGAATATTCTAAAACTTCAAAACCATTCAACCAAAGAGCTACATCGCCATCATTATATTTAAAAGCAATTTTATTATATAAGGTTTGAATAATTCCATCGTATGATATATCAACAGTTGTTGCTCCAACAGAATTTATTCTGCCTATAATTTGATTTTGGTTTGATGGAAAAAATATTTGTACTCTATCTGATGTACCACCATCATTTATACTTATTGGTCGGCTTATTGTATCATTTTTAAATCCTTTTATATTAGCATACAACACCCCTTCTGAATCGTTAAAGTCATCACTTGTTCCTGCTCCATTTGCTGTTTCTGCTGAACGTGTAACAGATGAGCCTAAAGTAGGTATGTAGGAGGTAGCGTAAGAACCTGCTTCTATTTGTGCGCCGTAGATGTAAACAGTATTTCCTATCTGCGAACTAGTTGTGCCTCCGTCAGCATCTGATAATCCAATAAATGCTTGGTTGTTGTTATTTGAAACAATCGTTGTGTTTGTAATTCTATACCAACCATTTCCGAAATCCTCAATAGAAGCTGAAGTAGAATTTACAGTACCAACTACTCCATTTTCTAAATCAAACCAAGCCCCTGATGTCGCGCTTGAATAACTTGCCAATCTTACCCATCTGTTTGTTCCTTTTTTCACAAAACAACTTATTGTGTAAGTATTTCCTGTTGTCACAATATTGTGCAAATCCCCAAGATAAGGAATACTGTTGTTAATAGTTAAAGTAGAAGCATTTTGTGTTCCATCTGGAGAAATAACAGAATTTGATGTTAAAGTAACGCTTCTTTCTACCCAAACTGAATTAAAATCTTCACTATAAGGAATACTATTAGTTCTACTCGGCTCTAAAAGTAAAGCAGGTTCGCTTTGTACTACTCCATCTATTAAAGGATAGTCTAATCTTGGTGTGTCTATTGCTACTGTTTCAATTAATCCTTCTTTGTTTACTCTTGTAGCTGTGCTGTTTCTATCAAATGTAAAATTACCATCACCGTTAGTCGGCAAAATACTATTCATACTGCCAACATTATAAGCAGTAGGTGTCATAAGTACACTCTGCGTGTCTGGCTTACTAGCTAATGCTTTATCAGTACCATCTGAATTTTCGTAATTGTCCGAACGTGTATAAAGTTTATTAGTCGCTGAAGGGTTAAAATAAACATCTCCCCAATCGTCTTTTTCAGGACTTCCCCAATTACTTTTATGATATATATTATTTGCCATTACTTTGTGTTCTAGCTTTTGTTTTAGAATTTTTTAAGTACGATTGCAACAAACGTACATTTTTATCTTTAGGTTTGTATTTTTTTATAGTACCCATCCACCAAATAAGTCTTTATCAGGACTTACATCTTCGTTATTGTTAGTATAGTATTCAGGGTATTTTGAACCTGCATTAAAAGATAAATGGTCTATTAACCTGTCGGTATAATACTGTGCTGTATTGCGTTCCTTTTCTAGTAAGTAATCAACCTCATCTCTTGATGCGTTTTCAGCATTCTCTGAACTATGTTTAAACACTCCTTTGTTTGCAATGCTATAAGCTGCAAAAGGTAAGTACTCAACCATTGCCCAATGAATTAAACAAGGTTTTACCCATTCGTTTACTAAGGTTAAATAATCACCTGCTAAATCATCATCTATTATATGTTGCTTTATCTTGTCTATCAAATCTGAACCAAGATAGTTTTCTATGTGTTTGTCTTGTGCAATCTTAATGTATTGTATAAACTTGTCAGTATCTACATTACCACTCATCGCAGTAAACTTTACTATATCCTTTCGTGTTACTAATAGTGCTTCTGCCATTTCTTACTTGTTTACAAATCCTTGATTAGGCATATCCTTCGGTCTTGTTGCCACTTTCTTGTCATTTACCTCTGGTTTGAACCCTTCCTTTTTTGCTTTGTTTACAGATATTTCTGCTTGTGGGTTTGTAGCATCTGGTTCAACTCCTTTACCCATATATGTCTTACGCATCCAGAAATGATGACAAGCACCACCGCCTTTGTATAACCATATATCGTAAGTATCTGCACCGTTTAAACCCCACCCTGCATTAACTGCACGTTGGCTCATTTGCATTATATCTTCTTTGCGGTATATTTTTGCAGATGACACCATCTTCTTGCAGAACTCCCTGCTGTTTGTTTGTGTTTTAAGAGGTGCGTATTGGTAACGTACCTTAAATTTTAGACCATCTGCTTCACCATCTTGCTCACTTCCTGCATTAGGTCTTGCAGTTCCTGTACTTGCCAACCCAATCATCTTATCTAGTGCTTCTTCTTGGTCGTAGTCCACAGGTCTTTCATCTACTAATTCCCACTCGTCTAAATCTTCATCTTCTCCAAACTCTTCTAACAAGTCAAACATCTTATCATCATCAAAAGACTCTTCCTTAGCCAATTTAACGCCTGTTTCTTCCTCTCTTGCTTCGTCTGTGATGGCATTATCAGTTTCAATAAATTCAAGCGGTTGTAGGGTCTTAAAATAAAGTTTTAAACTTATTTCATTAACAGCTAAAATATCATCAATAGCTTCAATTATTAAGTCTTGATAAGGTCGTATAGTAATGTTGTGGAATAGTAGCGATGCTGTTTTAATTTCGTCTGCATTGTTTCCTAATCCATTACTTCCATCTCTAATGCCTAAAAGCAAAGGTGATGTTACCCTGTGTGCTACCATTAATTTCGTAGAACATTCAGTAGATAGATATTCGTAGTGTGCAGGTGCATCATTTAACGGTACGTCATCTATTGTAGTTTTGCTTTCTGCATTGTTGTTAAATGCTATAATTACTTTTTCACCTCTTGCACCTGTAAGTTTGTTCATCACATCATTCTTGATGCTCATTTGTTTTTCTCTATCTGGTACACCGTTGTTAAAGTTTACAACCTTAGTTCCGCTGAATCCGTTTTGTACGTCATTCATTAAGTAGTCAGATATTTCTGATTCTAACTCACTATATGCTAACCCACCTTGATAATCTACAGGGCAATAATAATCGTACCCAGATACATAACGCTTAATGATTTTTACTTCTGGTTCTTTACCGTTTCCAAAACCAAATGCTGCTATCCTTTGTGGTTTGTCAGCAGGTTTCTTATTTCCCCAATCGTGATGGTAGTAGTAACCTTCAATCTCACCATCTTCATTACATTTCTCTGCTCGTAGTGTTTGTCTTGGAAAGTGTTCACTTCTTATTACTTTACCATCTTTGTATAAGACTTGAAAAGATGCTTCGCCTAGCAATTTAAGGTCAAGCGATATTTTACGCAAACAGTTATCGTGAAAGATAGAACGTAGTGCAGCATACTCATTTGTTTTTGTACTGCTGTCTAAGGCATCTAAACCTTTTCCGTATATCATATTACTAACACCGTTTATAATAGCGTTAGAAGTAGTTGAATTAGTGTATAGGTCTATAAGGTATTGGTAGTAATTGTTATCGCTACCATAAGCCACCCAATCTTTTTTCTTGTCCTCTACAACTTTAGGTCTATTGTAAGAAGATAAACTTACAACGTGGATGCTGTCTGTATTAGCTTTTATTTTGTTATTTCTTGCCATTATAATACTATAAATTCGTTTTCTTCGCTATTTTCTGTATAGTCGGTATTGTTTATGCTGTAACTGCTTATCGTCTGGTTAGTGCAAAATATTTTATCTCTAAATATTAGTTCACTTCCTGCTTTTATTTCTAAAGTGTACATTGTATCTTCTACTAGTGTAAAAGTGTCTGTATGTTGGTAGTAATAGTCAGCCAACACAAAGCTAGTTACATCGCTACTGTAAATTTCTTTGTTTGTTGTTTCGTTTACAATCTTAATTGTATAGGTAGTTCCTAACACGTAAGAACGTGGTATAAAACTAAACGTTTGGTTGCTTGATGAATTTTGTAAAACAATCATACTTATACAATAAATAAAGTTTGTTTTTGTTAATTATAGAGCAAAAAAAAGGGTAACATTTCTGCTACCCCTTAATCAAGACAAATTCTAATTATGAATTATTTCCTTCTGTAATTGTTGCATTTGCACTTGCCATACCCGCAAATGGGTCAGCAGCAGTTGGAGAATCTACAAAGTTTGCAGGTTTCAACTCCTGTGCATTAAAGGTTAGTGTGTAACCAGATAAATCAGCCATTGCTGCACCTGTTACGATTGTACCTCCTGTAACCTCTGCACCGTGTTCTAATCCCATAACGAATACATTTCCGTTATAGTCCTCAACAGCGATATGTGGTCTACCGTAAGCCAAAAGTTTAATCTCTTTGTTATCTTCTTTAGATAGTTTCTTAAATGTGATATTTAAGGTTTGGTCAAAGAAAGTCGTTCCGTTTTCTCTTGATGAGGTTACAGCTTGTTCAAAACTGCTGTTCCCTTTTAGTTCATATTTAAAGGCAGTAAAAGTACCTGACATATCTGTAATTTCGTCATCCGTTTGGGTTACAGTTCCGTAATCTCCGAAATCTGTAAAATATACCGCACGAATCCCACCAACTACATCTTTGCAAGGTTCTTTTCTACCACGTGTTAAATCACAAGCCATAGTTTTTTAGTATTAAAAAAGGGTGAGTAGGCTCTTTGGCTCACCCACCCTCTTAGGTTATTTAATTAGTTCTTAGTTTGCAGAGTTAGTGATTCCGTATGTTACGATATCTTCTACAATTCCGTACTGTACACCTGCGGTAAATCGCATTACTACACGTACGTTGTCAGAACCATCAAGGTCAGACATATCTAAAACTTTAACTTCGTTATGGTCTGCTAATAGTCCTGTTCCAAAGAACAAGTTAGATTTTTCAGCAGCTACAGCTGTGTTGTCAGCCAATCCGTTAGCTACGAATAATTTAACACCATCAAAAGAAAGTGAACCGTTATTCCACCATTGAGTACCCATAGCGTTTGTACCTGCTGCTCCTAATCCTGAAGCACCAAATCCGCCTAAAGCACGAACGTAAGCACGAGCAATATTTTGTGATACATAAACGTTTAAGTCCTCACTTCCGTAAAGTGCAGAAGGAATAGCATCAACAATGCTTCCTAATTGTGCAATTACGTTTGAAGAATCAACAGTAGTTCCTGCAACTTCTTGTGCGGCAGGTAAAGCAGCATCAAGAGCAATTTGTGTAGTAAGTCCGTTGAATTGTCCGTTGTTAGAAGTATTTCCTGCCCAAATAGACTGCTCTGTTTTTTGAGCAACTTTAGCCGCTACGTGAGCGATTAAGAAGTCAGAAAACGAAGGTGGTAAATCGTGGTGTGCAGAATATCCCATCTGAATAGCTTCCCAATCTGAAATAAAGTCTTTCTTACAAAGTTGTAAGTTCACTTGTTGATATTCAGGTTGTAAAACTCTTTCTGTAAGTGTAATAGTAGAAGTAGGGTCAAAATCACAAGTTGCATCTTTTACGATTGCATCAGTAGATAATTTCTTGATTACTTCTTTAAACTTTACGTTTGGTTTAACAGTAATACCACCGTTGTCGATAGTAGAACCGCTCAATAAAGCAGCAGAGATGTACTGTCCTGCACTCTCTCCTGCATAAGTAGTTGTAATACTAGTTGTTGTTGCCATTTTTTATTTATTTATTAAAATTTCCAATTTTTCCGAGAACTCTATCAAATGTAGTAGCTACTCTTTTTTGTGCAAATAGGTTTAATTCTTTCTTTGCACTTGCTTCAGGGTTATGAGTGATTTTCTCAACAGGTTCTTCTGCTGATAGTTCTTCCTTAACTTCTTCCACAATATCTTCAACCGCTTCTTCTGCTAATTCTTCTGCGCTCATCTCTTCTTTAGGTTCGAGCATAGATTTAATTTCTTCAACCATTTCTCTGATTTCAGAAAGTTCAGCTTTAGTAGCGTATTCCATTTCTTCTTTTTCTTCTTCCGCTGCTTCTACTTCTTCTTCAGCAGCTTCTTCCTCTTGGGCTTCACCAATAGAAGCGATAATACCTTCTTCTTCTACGATTAAGGCTTGACCATCTTCTAACTTGTATTCACCCACAGGTAAGGCTACTTTCTCATCTTCTGTAACGATAAAGACTTCTTTACCTGCTGCCATTTCTTCAGCTTCAATTACAGTACCATTTTCCAAAGTAGCTTGTGCTAACTTCACTTCTGTTTCAATAGAAAGAAGTTCTTTTGCTTTTGATAAAATTTCTGTTGCTTTCATATATTGTACAATAAATTACTATTCAGTTTGTTGTGTTTTTATGGTAAAACGCTAATTATTTTTTGTGCTCTACCTGTCATTTCATCTATGTAGTAGTTAGCTTCGCTTTTTCTGTTATTTATATACTTTATCATTTCCTTATCTCCAAGTTCTTCTGCTAACTTCTCTGCCCTGTTCACCTTACCTAACATATCAGAAAAGTATCTTGATGCTTCGTTATACTCTCTTGCTAACTTTTCTATCTGTGTTCTAATTCTTTTGTTTTCTGCAAGACCTTTATCATAAAGTTTTTCTATTTCATTTACAATAGACAACTCTACCTTCTCTACTTTCTCTTGCTCTTTAGCTAACTTGGTAATTATCTTTTGTACGCTTGGTTTCATATCTTTTTTTTTATAAAATTGCTATTGCTTTATCTATTGCTGCTATTAGGTTGTCAGCTATTCTCGATGCACTTTTAGCTTCGTCTGATTTTTTTTGAAATAACTTAATAAAATCGGATGCTCCTATTTCTTTAGAATATTGGATGCCTTCCTCTGCTTTTTTAAAAGATTGGTCATATAAACTTTTAGATTTTTTAACTTTTCCTTGTGCTTTTAGCAATTCACTTTGAACGTCATATAAATTAAATCCTTTTTCATATAGCGAATTAACATCATCTATAATAGCAAGTTCTACCTTTTGCTTAGAAAACTTCTGTAAGATATTTTTTGTTTTATTGTCCATATTTATACAATTATATATTTAATCTTTTGTTGTGTTTTTAGTTTGCTGCTATACAAGCATCACAGTCATCGTAAGGTGTTACGCTATTCCAAAGAAACCCTGAAGCGGTTTGGTCTTGATTTAAAACAGTATAGCATCCATCGTGTCCATCGTGTACTAAATCAAAGTAATATACATTGCCTATTACTAATTCTGTAGACCCGTGAACGTGCTTCTTTTGGTTATGATTGCATCTTTGTACGTGATAACTGTAATCCCCTGCCTGTGGTATTGTTTGGCTTCCTGTTATGTTACCAATTCCTTGTGCTTGGAAACTTCCATCACAACATCTTCTGCTGTATGTTCCGTCATCACATAAACAACCTCTTTTGTCGTTTTTAGGACTTGGCGCGTATTGTTCGTAATCTCTCATTTTATAGGTACGCAATTAGGTACACGTCTACCGTTTTTCATCTTAAAGCCTATCATTTCATATCCTGCTTGACAAGGCTTCTTTAAATCAGCTTCTAATAGGTCTAATTCACGTAGTTTACTACCTGCCCATCTAAGTCCTGCTTTACCACCCCACAATAAGTAAGAGATAGTACCACAGGCTTCGCTGTTTCCTTCATCGTAATATTCTTGCGCCCTACTTAGGTAGCTGAACATTCTCTTGATAGTTTCCACAGTTACAGGTTTCTTTTGTGCAAGTTGTTTCGCACGGACTTTTCCTACTTGTGTTGCGCATTTGTTGTTTACTTTTTCGTTTAATTCTATTCCTCTTTTTGCATTGTTAGATACTGCATCAGGATAGTCTGTATAAGACTCTAATTCTTCTCCTGATAGTATCATTTTAAGTTCTTCTAATAAGAAATCTTCTTCTGCTTGTTCCCAAGCTGATAATTCGTTAGGTTCGTTTGGTCTTTCTAACTTGTCAGCAAAGTAACCCTCAATAGAGAATCCTTTTACTTTTCCTGTCTTGACGTAGTTTTCCCAAACATCATCGTTTAGGACTTTCATAGATAACATCCAAGTACCTAATGGCATATCCATACCATAATGACTTGACTTGTCTTTGTCTTTATTTTCTACAATCCAAGACTCAACCGCCACTAACCCCTCTAAAGGCATTTGGTGTTCTAGTGTACTCTTGTTGTGGTTACCTCTAATAAAGAATAACTCACTTGCTTTACGGACTGTATCACGTGAGAAGTAAATGTAGTATTCGTTTTCTTCACTTCTTCTGTAAATAGGTTTATTAGGAATTAAAGCAGCACCCATTAGAATACGCTTCTCTTTGTTCACTTCTGCAAATTTAAACTCTTGGTTTTTTAATGCTACGAAATCTTCTTCAATTGCAGGGTTTTCTACTATTGATACTGCTTCGATTCCTGAAACATCGTCATTCTCATCTATAAATAGTTCTATAATGTCCATATAAGTACAATACTTTTTTTGTGTTTTTGTTAACCTAGTGAAGCAGAATTAACAATGTTTCTATCTAAGGCTTGTGCATTAGTTACTTCGTTAGATACAACAAATGCTTTTATAGGTTGTTTATCTTGTTGCCCTAGTGCTTGTGCTAATTGGTTTTCTGGTGATGCTCCTACTACATTAAATGCAGGTGCTTGTGGTGCAGAAGGTGCTGCTGCTCTAAATGACGTTGATGCACCCCCACCTGAACCGCCAAACCTAGATGTACTAGACTTAGCTGCTCCTACTGCTGACTTAATAGAAGAAAATATTCCTGCTGCTTGTGCTGCAAATCCAATTAACAAAGGGATGTTTTGTGGAAATCCTACCTTAGCTGTTTCTGCTGCACCCTGTGTTAATGCTACACTACTATCTGCTGCCTTCATAGTAATCTTAGCAAGTGTTGCCTTAGCTTCAGCAATCTGTTCTTTGACCAACATAGCTTGTTTTGCAATAAATAAAGCCTTACCTACTGCTGATTCTTGTCCTGCTGCTTCTATTATTGTATCTACTTGGTCTAATACAGCTTGTTTTTGCTCTTCTTTTAACCTTAAAAGTTCTTCTTCTTGTTCTTTTTTGTTTTCAAAGTTTTCATCATCTATTTCTTTTTGTTCTCTTTTTAATGAATTTTCATTCATCAACTGCTCTGAACGGAATCCTTCAATCTGTGCTAAAATACCCTCACGTTCTGCACGTGCTTCTAGTAATGCAATTTGATTTTCATCGTTTGCGTTCTTGTCAAACTGTGCTTGTGCTGCTGCTATTACTGCATCTGCATTTGCTAACATTAATCTTTCTTGCTCATTTAATACTTCTGCAAGTTTGTTGTTAGCTTCTATGCGTTCTGCTATTGTCTTGCTTTCATCATCTCTGATTTGACGTAACTTTTCAGCCTCCCTATCTTTCTGCTCTAAGATGATTCTATTTTGTGCAATACCTATTTCTGCTTTCTTTTGTAGATTTACAGTTTCTTGTGCTGCTTTTGCTGTACTAACAGCATAGTTTACAATACCATCAACAACGGTTGGTAGTGTTTCAGATACTTTTTCAAATGTGTTATCTACTCCTGTAACAACATCAAATAGTTCTTTACCTGCATTTTTTGCACTTTCTGCTGCTCCTGCAAAATCACCACTAAATACCTTTACAACTGCTTCACCTAAAAACCCTAGTGCTTCTAAAGAACTTTCTATCCTTTCTATTACATTGTCAATAATTGCTTGACCAAAGTTTTTAATTGACTGTACGGGATTTTCAAATATTCCTTTAAAATAATCTATTACAGTTCCAACATTATTGTTTAGATAATTAAACAAATCATTAAAGGCTAAGGAAACAACTTCAAATGATGTGTTAAAGGCATCTAATACGATTTGGTTTTCTTTAAAAACCTCTATCATTTTTTTGGCTACAACAAGAAATGCACCAAGACCTGTTGCTGCTATTGCGCCACCTAATCCTTTAAAACCTTTTGTAGCCTTCTTTGTTGCTTTTGGTATTTCATCAACAGATTTACTTACATCCTGTAATCCATCGTTTAAGTTTTTTACGTCTTTTTCGGAAGTGCCTGTTTTTATCAGCAACTCCATTTGTTTTACAATCGGCATAATTCTATTTTAAATTGTTTGTACGCTTCTTTAATGCTTTCTGGGTATTTGTACTTACCTAACGCTATATGGGTGTATTCTCCTGTCTTATTTTCTCGCTTTGCTAATTCTAGCATTTGTAATATATTTTCTACCATCTGAATACTGTTGTGTCTGCTGTTACTATTGTAGTGTCTGCTGTTGCTAATCCACTATCTACTGTTTGTGTATCTTCTGCAATTATTTGTTCTAT